CGCTCTCGGCGTCGGTCTCGGTGGCCTGCTTTCGAAAGCTGGTGACGCTCTGGCTTCCCGCGCGGCCCGCAAGGCTGCAAGCGCTGCAGCACCGTCCGCAGACGAACTGAAGGTAGCATCTAAGGCGCTGTACGATCAGGCGTATCAGGCCGGTGTCGCGATCAAGCCCCAGGCAACTGACAACATCGTTAACAACATGACGTTCGCTGCTGGGCGCCTCAATGAGAAGCTCAGGCCCAAGACGGCCGGTATTGTCGAAGATGTTCAAGCATTGCGCGGCAAGCCGATGGATCTGCAAACGTTCCATGAGTTGCGCCAGGAAATCGATCTGGCAATCCGCGGTGCCGAGGCAGGGGATGAGCGCACGCTGTTGCGCATGCGTGACATTCTGACATCGTTTGCCGACAACGCCCAGCAGGCCCATCTTACCGGCCCGCAACAGGCCCTCAAGACCTTCCGGGAAGCCGACGATCTATGGGCCAAGCGTTCGAAGACGCAGTTGCTTGAAGACATGTTTGACCTGGCAGACGTGAAATCCGGCCGCTATTCGCAGTCTGGCATGGAGAATGCGCTGCGCGACAAGGCGTCTCAGCTCTACACGCAGATCGTTAAGGGCAAGGTCAAGGGCTTTACCGGCGACGAAATCAAGTACATCCGCCAGTTGGCGAAAGCAGAGACGAGCCCCGCGCTTACGAAGTGGCTGGCGAAGTTTGCTCCACGTGGACCTGTCTCTGTCGGGATCGGGTCTGGGGTAGGCGGAACGATCGGCACGATGGTAGGCGGACCGGTCGGCGGCGCTATCGGGATGGCTGTTCCTGGCGCGGTCGGCTATGGTGCTGCCCGTTCTGTCGACAAGGCTGCACTGCGCACCATAGACGCCGTTCGGAATGCTGCCGCTAGCGGCAATGCGCCAGTGTTGAACGCGATTTCGAACAAAGTTCTACCTCTGATCGGGCCATTGGCGGCCGGCGTCAGTAGCCAAGTGCAGCGCGGTAGATGAACTTCGCTATCTGAGATCCAATGACTGCTAGAACCAGCAGCGGCAGCGTCACGTTGAAGAACCAGTAAGCCCCAGGCCCCCAAAAGGGTTCTTTCTTCCCAGCCTTGGACCATTCGCTTTCGTGCAGGTCCAAGCGCTTCTCAAACTTATCGTTCAACTCAACATTCCTTACTGCGAGGGCCACATGGCATCACGCCGTGAATACTATGAATCCCTCCTTTCTAATCCAAATGTTCAGCGCGCGCTAGCGTCGATCCGCGCCGCGGAAGGGACGGCGAAATATCAAGACCCGTATTCTGTGGGTTTCGGCGGCAGAAGGATTGATGACCTCAGCCGCCACCCCGGGACACTTAGCTCGTTCAGCGACAATTCCGGGCATAGGAGCAAGACAAGCGCCGCCGGCGGGTATCAGTTCCTCAACAGCAGTTGGGGCGACATGGAGCGCCAGCTTGGGCTGACGGACTTCGGCCCCCGCAGCCAGGATGTCGCTGCGGTTGGCCTTTTGGACCGTTCTGGCGCTCTCGACAACGTTCTGTCCGGCGATATCGATGGCTTCGTCAAGGACGCAAACGGAACTTGGGCATCGCTCCCAGGCTCGCCATACAACCAGCCGACGCGCTCGAAATCGTTCATGCGCAACGCATGGAACAGCTACACGCCGCCTGAGGATATCCCGAACGTCAACGCCTATACGGCAACTCCGACCCCGCGTCCGGCAGAGAACCCCTTTGATGCTGTCCTGACGGACGCGGCGTATCGCCCCTCTTTCCCAGCCACTCCTTCTCCTGTCCAAAGGGAGGCATTGCCCGACGTGACACCCGTAGCCTTTGACAATGGCCGCTTCGGCACTCCACAGCCGGCAAGCTTCGACTATGGCAGGTTTGGCTCTCCCACCGGGAAGACAGGTCGCCTCCCTGCCGATGTCCCGGCACAGTTCGACCCAGAACGCTTCGGCACGCCCGGAACGCTGGCAACGACGCCTCAGCAGCTCCAGCGCGGGCTGCTCGATCAGGCGCTTGATGCTGGCGAACTTCCGGGCCTTCTCGGGCCGGCAACGTCATGGCCTGGTCAAGCTCCAGCGCCGGTCGCTGGCTACGTGGATCCGAGAGTGACGACCCAACCGGACTCGATCAACACGGCGGCCGTCCAGCCCCCGGAAGTATCCGCGCCGGTATCGCCTGGGATGGCTGGTCAACCGCAAGGCGACCTGCTCGGTGGTCCACTCCAGCAGACGAACCCCGCAGACTTCCAAGCCTATGCCGACAGAACGCGCCAAGCGATGCAGCGGCAAAACCTGCTCGGCGGCTTGGGTGGCGGTCTGCTCGGTGGTCTCGCACTCGGCCCGATCGGTGCAATTGCAGGCGGCCTTCTCGGCAAGACCATCGCACAGCGGAATTTCTTCCCGGAAGCGCCGCCAGCCAATCCGAACAACAAGCAGCAGAAAACAGGATACGCGGCGCTCGATGAATCCGGCCGCCGATCTTACTCGGAAAGCAAACAGTTCCGCGATGCCGTCGACGGCAAGATGAGCCCTGGTCTCTGGTAAGGAATAGCAAATGGCGAAGAACACGTTCCTCGATTGGGATACGACGGCATCCAATAACACGGATATCGGCGGCACTGGCATTCTCGGCACCAACGCCGTCTCCAACTTCGATGACGCCTTCCGCACCCTCATGGCGCAGTTGCGCAGCGGCGTTGATGGGAAGGTGGCGTATGCCGTCAAGGCTGGCAACTACACAGCGCTCCTCAATGACAACAACGCCGTTCACCGCTATACCGCCACGGCCACCGTCAGCCTGACCGCAGCCGCGACACTCGGCACCGGCTGGCATTACACCGTCATTGCCGATGGCGCCGATATCACGATTGACCCGAACGGGGCCGAGACGATCGACGGCGCGGCTACGCTGGTCATCCCGAACGGCCAGTCCGAAGTCATCATCTGCAACGGCACGGCTTTCTTCACCGAGAAGCTGTCGAGCCTCAATCCGAAACTGCAGCCATTCGCGACTATCGCATCTGCTGCCACGACCGATCTCAGCACCGTCACGAGCCAGAACGTCACCGTTACCGGCACCACGACCATCACGGCTTTCGGCACGGCAGCAGCCGGCACATTCCGCCGCCTTGTCTTCTCTGGTATCCTGACGCTCACCCACAATGCAACGTCGCTTATTCTCCCGCAGGGTGGGAACGTGGTCACTGCGGCCGGGGATAGCCTTGAGGCCGTCTCTCTCGGCTCTGGCAACTGGCGGGTGACGAGCTATACGCGGGTGGGGGCCAACGGCCTCGTCTCGGGAACGGCTGTCACTGCCTCTGGAACTGCTGTCGATTTCACCGGCATCCCGTCATGGGCAAAGCGCATCACGATCTCGGTAGAAGGGCTTTCGACAAACGGAACAACAGGTTTCAACCTCCAGATCGGCGACAGTGGTGGTATCGAAACGAGTGGCTACCTTTGCGGGACTGGCAACACGCAGACCTCGACGACCGAGTTTCTGCTTACTGGTGGCAGTGGCGCGGCGGCGGCCGTCTATCACGGCATAGCCTTCCTGACGCTCTTGAATTCGTCCACGAACACATGGGCGTTTTCTTCGCAGCTCGCCCGCTCTGATGCAACGCCGGTCGTTCTCACTGGCGCCGGTTCTAAATCCACATCGGCAACTCTCGACCGCATCCGCATCAAGACCGGCAACGGCACCGACACCTTTGACGCCGGCTCCGTCAATATCCTTTACGAATAGGACTTTTTATGGTCGATTTTACCAACACGGCAGAATTCATCCTGCCTTCATTCAATCTTCTTGGCTCGGGCCCGCTCTATTCGGGGTACGGCGATCCTGGCAATCCTGTCGATGGCTCAACCTTCGGCATCAAGGTCAAGCAGGCAAAGACCTTTTCAATCACTGATCCGATTATCAAACGGGTGGCGATCGGCATTGACGTTTCGCAGACCCCGTCGTGGCAAGACGGCGGCTCAATCCGTGGCGGCCACATCTCGCATTGCTTCCGCGGCATCTACCTACATGACACCGGGGAAGGGGTCTTCATCTCCGGGACGAATGTATCGGACTGCGTCTTTGGCATCACGGTGGATTCCGGCAATAGCAACATTGCCAACGGCCAGACCACCTTCTGCTCTGTCGGGCTGCTGATCTCGGGCGGCACGAACAACGGCCATGGCTCGGTCATCGGCTGGAACTCCAGACATAACAGCTACAATCTCTCCTGCCAGAATGTGACGCTCGGCCATTACATCGGCGGCTCGAACTTCATCGGGGGGCAGGCTGGCGCAGATCAGGGCAAAATCCAGATCTACAATTCCAAGGGCATCATGATCGACGGCGGCCAGATCGGCTATGACGACATTACGGTTGATGCGACAAGCCAGCTTGTGCTTCGAGACGTGACATTTCGTGGGCCTGTCAATATCACGGTAGCGTCTGGGGGCTCATTCGATGCCAAGGGCTGCTTTGCAATGGCCGGCGCGACACTGACGCTCAACGGCTCGACCTTCAGCGGCAACACGCCCTAAGCGATACGGTCCATCTGCTCTTCAAGCGTTTCCGCATCTTGCCGGTATTCCCATCGGTCGTCTTCACGGCGACGACGGCGCCACATCACGCCGTTCCCCGACCATGTGCCATCGGTCAGCCGAACGACGGGCGGAAAGATCGGATCGTATTTCGACCAGAAATAGTCAGCCGGTCGCGGCTTCTCAGGGAAGAACGCACGGAAGACTCGGCGCGGGATAGCGTCGAAGAGATGAGCGGACCAGTTCAAAAGCTCTAGCATTCCACAATCGTACTCGGAGACGCGCATGCTCGTCAACAACTGGCGCGCGGTCATCAAGCATGCCTGGTCGGTGCGCTTCATGGCCCTGGCGCTGCTCTGCATCATCATCGAGCCGATCTACACCTTCGTCGCGGCCACCTGGGTATCCCGCAACATCTACATCCAGCTCGCCATGTCGGCGATCACCGGCCTCCTGGCCGTCGCGGCGATCATCGCCCGAATTTTCGTTCAGCAAAAAGTCTCTGGAGATTTGAATGGCAAACCGCCTTCAGAAGGGTAGCGCTGCGGCTGCAATGGCTGTGGCGCTCGTCGGCAGCTTTGAAGGGCTTCGTCAGAACGCCTATCCAGATCCCGCGACGCAGGGACAGCCTTGGACAATATGCTATGGCAGCACCAACGGCGTGAAGCCGGGAGACTACAAGACCGTCGCGCAGTGCAAGGCGCTTCTCTCGCTCGAACTGCAGAAGTACGCGGTCGGCATAGAGCAGTGCGTCACGGTTCCGTTGCCCGATGCCCGCTTCGTGGCGCTGATTTCATTTGGCTATAACGTCGGCGTCAAGGCTGCATGCGGCTCCAGCGCGGTCAAGCTCATCAACCAGGGCAAGACAGCTGAAGGCTGCGAAGCGCTGCTCAAATGGAACCGCGCCGCCGGGATCGTCTTCCCCGGCCTGACCCGTCGCCGGCAGAAGGAACGTCAGTTCTGCCTTGAGGGGCTGTGATGTTCGCCTTCCTCGCGACGCCAATCGGAAGGTGGGTTAGCTCCATCATCGGTGCCGTCTTGCTCGGCCTCGCCGTCGCAGCCGCCTTCCGCCTCTGGCTGCATGAGCACGATAAGGCGATCCTCTCCGGCTATGTTCTCCAGAGCGAGAAAGACGCATCCGACGCGCTGGTGAAGAAGCTCCAGCACGATCTCCTCCTCGGTCAGCAGATCCGCGAGCAGGCCGACAAGGCATCCGAACAACTCGACATAGAAGCTCAGAAGAGGCGCGATGCCGATGAAAAGGCGATTGCCGACAACAAGGGCGGCGCGTCTCGCGTCACTCGTGACGATCTCGATCGTGTTGAGCGCGTGCGGAAGTCTCGATGAGCGGCTTTCGCGCGCGTCGACTGAGAAAGCTGTCGCCGAAAGCAGCACAAGCCTTCCCGACCTGCCGCCCAAGTGCAGAGAGAAGATGCGCCGCATTGCTCTGCAGGAAGGCGAGGAATGGTTTGCCGTGCAAGTCCGGTGGATGACAGCCGCCGAGGAGCAAGACGCGCGTACGGCCCTCTGTGCGAATTTCTACGAAAACGTGAAATCTAAATTCGGATCCCGCCCATGAGCCTCATGCTTTCCCTCGGCCTCTCCATCGCGAACCAATCGGGCGGGGGCGGCGGCGGTGGTCAGACCGGCACGCTCCGGAACGTTGCCACCCGCAACCTTTTGCCGAGCACCAGCACGTCAGGCGTCAAGTCCGCCAGGGGCCGCACGCAGATGTTCGCCCGAGATACCATCTCATCGGCTCAATTCGTTTTCCCCAACTGGCTCGTCGCCCAGATTGGCGGAACTGGGCCTTACACGGAACAGGCCAATCTCGGCTCCATAACGATCCAGGCTGCCGTTGAATATCCAGTCGGCACCACGACGGCGATTCTATTCTCTGGCTCGACGACAGGCACGATTGCCGCCGGCGACAATCTCGTCAGCGACGCCCTGTCCATTAGCATTCCGGCTGACGCTAAGTTTGCTGTGCGCTGGCGTATCAATGGCGCATCCGGCCTCTGCTATGTTTCCGCGACTACTCCCGCTGTCACGAGCGCGTCCTTCGGGGACGCCTTCGATTCATCGGCCACGGTTAACGCCCTCGCGGATAACACGACAAATACGGCTGATGCCTATACCAACAACGCCATCGGCGCCTGCTACGGCCCGATCGCTGTCCTTTCCGTCAGCAGCAAAGAGAGCGTCATCGCCTACGGCACGTCGAT